CTAAACCAAGCATATATAGCCGGAGGAGCTGATGCCGCAGGTAGAAGTATTTTAGAAGGTAGTAAGGTAGCTGCTGAAAGTGTAATACCTAACATGATGGCTGGTACTACAGGTTTGTTAGCAAGTATGGCTCAAGGTAATAAATCTATTGCTGCTGCTTTTGGAGTTCCTATTTCTGTTCCGCAAAGAATGGGATACTACAGTTAAAATGTTTATAAGTAGGAGGTAACATGTTCGGAGCACTTATAGGAGGAGGATTAAGTTTAGCAGGTAGCATAATGGGTGGAAACCGAGCACTCAGAGCTGCTGAACTTGGAGCTAGATCAGATGCTGATAAATTAAAGTTCGGCATCATGGGTCAACGAGAGCAGGGATATGGAGCTGCTGCTGGTGGTATAGCGGGTAGAGTTGGTCAAGATATATTAGCCACCTTAGGACAACAAAGAGAAAAAGATGCTTTTAACTATATGACAGGTATAGGTGCAGATAAGAAAAGAGCTGCAAATATGGCTGACATGAGAGCATTTACAGGATTTAAATTAAGTCCTGAATTTGGAGAAGCTAAAAGAAGAGAAATAGGAAGAAAGAAAGATATGATGAGGGCACAAGCTATGTATAATCCTGAAGCACTCTTATATGGTCCTATAGCATTTCCTAGAGTAAGTTAAGGAGGATAAATGGGAGCACCTTCAATTACCTATGAATCACCGAAGATCGAAAAGGATAATACCTTTCGAGATTATCTTCAGTATCAACAGGATCGTGAATTACAACTAGATGAACGTGCTGATCAGGCTAGAGATAGAGGTGATGCTCAGACACGTAGAAGAAGAGAGCAGGGTGCTTTAGGTTTTGATGCTTTTTCTCAGAATTTACAGAAACAAGTTGAAGGGGGTACTACTGCATATGCAGATGCTCAGAATAAATTACAAGACTATATTTCTAGATATGATCTAAAAGCTGGATTCCAACCTGATACTCAGACTAGACAACAATCATATTTTGAAGATGTATTAGATGAGGAAGGAAAGAAAACAGGCGACAGGATAAGAAAGACAAGAGAAATAACTGTGGATACTCCCGGAGCAACTCCCGGATTTGAATTTGATACTTCTGCAATAGGTGATTTCCAAAATCAATTACAAACTCTGTATCAAGGTACGGGAGAGATAGATACTGTAACAGGTAAAAAAGATAGAGGTATAAGAGGACAAAGATTTAGTGCTGGTGTTGAAAAAGCCTACAGAGATCTCCTTGGTAGAGAAGGAACTACGGATGAATTAAGTCAGGCAATGTCAGACTTTGATAATTCACTTGTGAAGAGTGCTGGAGACTTCAGAGATCAGTTAAAAGGATCTAGTGAATATACTAAGCAATTTAATAACAATTACATGGATAACTACTATGACACCATGTATGCAAGTAGTCCAGCAGATAGAACAGATTCTGAAGGTAAAGTATCTAAGAAACGTAAATATACATTTGACCCATCTGTATTACCCGGTTTTGATGCAGATACATTAACGGATACTGGTATAACTTTACCTGATTATGAGAAATACTTTAGTGAGGCAAGATCTGTAGCAGAATTAGAAGATCAAAGACAAAGTATTGCTCAGACCAGAGACTTTATATATCAATCAGGTATTACAAGTTTACAGGGTGAGATAGAGAAGGAAAATAGAAAGATTGAGATACAGGGTAAGAAAGATGTAGCTAAGATTGATCAGGCTACAAGTATGTACAGTAACCTAATAGGGTCATTTAACTTCTAGGTTTAATAATCCTATAATAAAAATATTCAAAACTATTAATAAAAATGGCTGAAGGTGGAACAGTAGAAGGAGCTACAACTGGAAGTGCTACTTCTGGTGATTTTGATATCAGTAGATTCCAACAACTCTTAGACAAATTGGAAGCATCCAAAAAGCGTCAGCAAAGACAAAGATCAGTAGAAGGACGTAGAGACATCTTCGCTCAAGGTCTTGCTGGCATGATGAGCAATTTCTAAGTACTCTAGAATATATAGGTTATAACTATGGCTGTTGATACAACTTACGATTCAGACGATTATTTTGATCTGGATAAGTACAGACAAGCAGCTGGTGTAGCCTACGAATTTTCCAAAAAGAAAATGGAGACCGCTGGTGAACAAGAAAGAGAAACAATCGGTAAAGGTGGTCAAGAGACTAGAGAAACCGATAAGCAGCAGCAAAGGTTCAGGGAAAGGGACGAAGAAAGAGATCGTAAGCAAGCCCAATCAGCTTATAGATATTGATCTATTCAATTCATGGGTAGATAATTTAGACTCCTCTACACAGGAGTCTTTTTGTTCTTTTGCAGAAGATAATTACTCTGTGATTGAAGTTTATCTATATGCACGTTTCTTAGGTTATGAAGGTACAATAACTGCTTGTGATCTATGGATAAAAGATAATTATGTAAAGCCAGATCATAGGAAGAAGCTATTGTATGAGATTGATGAGATGCAAGAAGATATTAGAAAGCTAAGAGAAGATATTGAGAATGGTGCAGTAAAAAGAGATGCTGGTGTTGGTCGTATTGCCCAGATGCAGAAAGAACTCAGAAGTACCATATCAGAGATAGAAACATTTACTAATACCAAAGATAGAAAGGGTTTATTAATGGCGGGTGCAGATAGAGCTATTCGTGAATTGATGTTTATATTTAAAGATGATCCAATCGAAACTCCTTTGGAAGAGGCAACTATGAGTGTCTGGGCAAGAATGCAATTACAGGAATAGTTCAGTTAAAATAAAGAGAAATGAATAAATAAGATTGGTGCGTAATGGCTAAGAAAAAAATGCCACCTCAGCTTCTTGAGTACTTTAAAAATAAGAACGAGAAAAAGGAAGATGGCTCTAAAATGAGCGATAAAGAGAAGAGAACTGCAGCTCTAGATAAGGCAAGAAAAGCTAAGAAAGCCGCTAAGACTTATAAAGATAAGAAGGGATCAGAGAAGCCAAAAGAAGAGAAATAAGGTAATATTTAGTAGTAGCTTAAGTATTAATAAGTGCCTTCATATCAGCACCTAGCATATCGTCGTAATGCGAAAGCTGCGGCTAGAAAACAACAGATTAAGAAACCAAAGAATCTTGAATTAATACAGCAAGCTAAAGAAGATTTTGGATTTTTTTGTGAATATGTAGCAGATAAACCACCGGCGTATCATCATAAAACCTGGCATCAACATTTCATAACTAACGAAGATAGTACTTGTTTAATAAAAATAGCTGGACCTAATGTAGATCTATTAGCTCCTAGAGGGTCTGCTAAATCGACTGTACTAGGTCTTTTAACTGCGTGGGCTATTGGTATTCATACAGAGGCTAAACGACCATTACAGGTTCTTTATCTTTCATATACAGTTGATATTGCTAGATCTAAATCTGCAACCATAAAAAGAATTATAGAGAGTAAAAGATATCAGGAAGTATTTCCAAAAGTAAGACTACTTAAGAATGTAACCAGTAATGAATATTGGTCGATAGATCATAAGTTTGCAGGGATAGATACAACTGGTGAAGAACAATTCACATTATGTGCAGCTGGATTAAAAGGTTCAGTTACATCTAAGCGTTCTCATTTGGTTATGATTGATGACGCTATAAAATCTTCTGCTGATATTGCTAATCCAGATATTAGAAAGCAGATGCAAGAAAACTGGAACGCAGTTATAGCTCCTACTATGTTTGAAGGAGCAAGAGCTATCTGTCTGGGAACTAGATTTAGACATGATGATATTCATGCAACTACATTCAATGAACAGAATAACTGGACTCAAATTGTTTTATCCGCTATCCAAAATGATACTAAAACTGGAGAAGAAGAATCATATTGGCCGGAGATGTGGTCTTTGGAATATCTGAAAGAGAAAAAGAAACAAGCACCTATTGCTTTCTCTTTCCAATACATGAATCAGATCGTTAGACAGAATGAATTATCATTAGCACCTGAACTTATTGTTAAAGCTGAGATAGCAACTGAGTTTGATACTCTTGGTATAGGTGTTGACTTGTCAGCTGGTACTAGAGAAAAGAATGATTACACAGTTATGGTATTGGGAGGAAGAATAGAAGATCGGATTCATATAATTGATTATCGAAGAATAAGAGTTATGGGTAATTTAGAAAAGTTAGATGCT